AAAAAAATAAGACAAAAAAAAAATAAGACAAAAAAAAAAATTAATAAAGTATTTAGATATAAATCATATAAAAAGTCATATAATAATAAAAGATTTGTTGGTGGCATAGGCAGAGGCGCTCTCGCTGCTGCTGCTGCTGCCGCGGCTGCCTTCGGCACCGCCCTTTATAATTCCAACCCCGCCAACCCACCGGCCTCTGCCAGTGCGGCTACCCCCATATTTCATGACTTCCGCCAATCCCCACCCCCACTCCCATCCCCACTCCCACCCCCGCCCCGTCCTCTCAGCCAACCTGCCGTGTCCCGTCGTCCCACCCCACCTGCCGTGCCCCGTCTTCTCTTCCCGCCTTACTCGCCCCCATCTCCATCCTTCCCTCCACTCACAACCTCACCCCGTCCTCTCAGCCAACCTGCCGTGTCCCGTCCTCGCTTCTCGCCTTACTCGCCCCCTTCCAACCCCTCTTTACACCCGCCCCCAGTTCCGGCGTGTGTGCCACCACCATCACCATCACCATCACCATCACCACACCCATCGCAACACTCGCGGCGTCGTTTTCCTCAAATATATACACCCACCAATCCGGATATTAAAGACTTGCGTAATATTAGTGAACCTATACCCACCAATTCGGATATTAAACAGTACGACTTGCGTAATAATTTTACATTAAATCCACTTGGTACCGGTATTATAGCCCATGGATATTCACCAGTTGAATCTGATCAATTAAATCCTAACCCACTTCCAGAGCAGAAAGAACATGCAGAAAATAGCTTATCACCTAATAGGTCGCCCGAACTTATAGATTTACCACTTGAGGGCGAATTACCTGATGTAGACGTTGATTGGTCTGTAATACTAAAAGAAATCCCTATAGGCTATGAATATTTAGGAGAATATTTAGGCAAATATGAAACTCATGTTGTAGCATCAACACCAGTGGCTAATCATCTAATATGGGCAATAAAAACGAAACAAAGTGAACTTCCTAAATTTAAAATAAATAATCCGAAATTTGAAGCTTTCTTATTTAAAAAGTTATCATCTGGGACAAAAGACCTAAAAATTGAGTTAACCCAGGCTGAATGGAATAATTATGGTATAAACGCATCTATTTCAACATTTAGCTTTATATCTGTGTTTTTTAATGGGGAAGAATATCAATTTAGTCCATATTCTGAGGTATCACGTAGGATAAGTGATTCAACACATAAACAAATGAATAATGATTGGAAAATAGGCTTAAATGGTGAAAAAAGTCCTTTTCTTCTAGTTGAAGAATGTACTGGTCTTTGTTCAAATTATGAAACAACGGCTGGTAAAAAGCGTTTTTTTATGAATATTGATATTGCTGGTTTAGAGTATGATTTTATCACGGGTCCTGATTTTAAGAAGTGGCCAGCTCAAGATAAACGAGAATACATTCTAGCACATATATTTGCATATATGGCTCATGAATATACGCATGTTTTCCAATTTCAGTGTATATCTCCTACAACACTTCCAGGATATTCAACGGAACAACGATTTGGGGCCGAAGAAATTTATGGCATGGGTGAAAGATATCCAAATGCAATATCCAGATGGGTCACGGAAAGTTTTGCTACTATATTGCCATATTTTATGGGTATTAGTTTTCCATATGATAAAGGTATGAAACTCAGAGTTGAAGATGCTATTAAGAATATTTTAAAGGATATAGAGGATACCTCGTTAACAGAACAAGAATTTTCTGATAGACTGATGTATAGAGAAACAAAATATGGATATGTGATGAGCGAGCGACCAGATTGGACTTATTTAGCAGCGGCGGTGATGGCGAGCAAAACAAGTTGGCAATATTTATTAGCCGGTTTTTTTTATAAAGATTTTCAACGAATTCCATCAGATACGGAAGTTGATTTTTGGGGACAAAATGTACTCGTTCCTAATGCAGACAAAGTATGGTTACATAATTTTAATATGAAACAGGAAGATTTTTTAAAACACATATTTACCGAAGTTAAGGCCCACAACATTACTGTAAAGTCTTTAGCACCTTGGCTACCTGGTGGTAAATATTGGCACATACCCGGTTTGAAACCCGTATGAAACATGGCGTAAGGAGGATTACCGAGATCGCACTTCTCCTAAACACTTATTAGCTCCAGAATCAGTTTCTTCCAGCAGCTTAAGAAGACACTCACATACACACTCACATACCCCCCCCTTAGCTCCAGAATCAGTTTCTTCCAGCAGCTCAAGAAGACACTCACATACACACTCACATAAATCTTAGTACACTTATAACTGTTAAAAGATTACTATTAGTATTAAAGTTTATATAGCAAGGATATAAGAAACTTGTTATCATGCAAATAAATAAATAAAATATTGTATACTATGACTAATAATTATATATTTTAAAAAAATAAATAATTATTTAAATTCTAATGTAATCTACTCTTTTGTGTCATATAGTTCATGATTTGCCTGATTAAAATAGATAGTCCTATATTTTTTCATTGTAGCGTCTTTAATTCGTTTTGTTTTAAAATAATTGTATGTTTTATTTTCTTTTAATAATTCTATTACAAAATAGAGAGCATACATACCACATTGGCCATCATTATATTGATGAGTAAAACCTTCATTGTCATCTACTGTTAATATTATATTTTCGTGTTGTGCTTGTTGCTCTACTCTATTAATTAATACTTTTATTTGCTTTGGCATTTTTGTTCCATTACTATCAAAATAAAATATAAACTTTTTATCTAAGTCTATAAATAGTGCTATCCAATGTTTGCCGGGTTTATCGTGTGTATCAGTATTAAAAATTATCCCTATTTTGGTTATCTTTTTTTGAATGTATTCTTTTAAATTAAAATTACATAATTGTTCCCATACACATGTTGAAAATAATTCTTTAGAATCAAAATCAATTGGACTAGGACCAATAAACTTAAAATTGGTATGTGATTTTTCATATTGACTCATTATTTTTGTTATATCAACACTAGAAAGCCATGTAGAGGGATTTGTTATCCATGTTTTTGGCGAAAATGGTTTAAATATTTCTTTAATTAATAATTCACTATTATTAATTTTGGATAATTTGCTTTTTTTCAACCAACATAATTCATTATAACATTCTTTGTTTAACCTATTCTTAAAAAATTGCCATATTTCTTTACTATTGTTTGTATAAATCTTTTCATCACTATTACTATTCCATAGCTCTTTAAATGTTTGTAAATTACTTCTAGAATAACATGTAAACTCTTTTAATTCTGGGTCATGTGAATTATTTTGTTGTGGTGCACATTTTAGTCTTTTAAACTTATTTGTTGTTTGTTTATTTTGCCCTCCTTTACTATATCTCGCTTTTTTTTGTGTTTGTTTAAAGTTATGTTGTTTACTTGGTTGTTTATTTGGTTGTTTGTTTGGTTGTTTATTTGGTTTTTTATTATATAAAAAGGTTCTTAAATCCATAATAACTATATAAATAATATATAGTTATAAAATAATTTATTCCCACTTTTGCGGAAGTATTTTTTTATTACTGTTATTTGATTTTTTAGTAACCATTAAATCTATGTTAGTTAATTTTTTTGAATCCGAACTACTAGATGACATAAATTTAACTGTTTCATTTATTATATTAAAACTATTTTCATGGTTTTTTTCATTTTCATTTTCATTTTCATTTTGGTTCGTTGTTTTATAGTTGTTTGAATACTCTTTTAAGTCTTCACATATTAAATTTTGAATTCTTTTTTCTTTTAAATGTACTATTAAATTTAGTACAAATAATAAATAATACAATTTATATTTTTCTTTGCCTTCACTGTAACCATTATTTTCTAGTAATTCCTTTAAATTTAAATTACTAGTGTTTATAATTTCATCTTTAAAACAATTTAAATTTTCGTCTAAATTATTATATATTGTTTTTAATAAATAATTGTTATTTAATAAACTATCTATTTTATTATGTTTAAAGAATCTATGTTGATTTGTTAAATATAATAAATCAATGTTGTTTAATGGCTCTTTTTCTTTTTTAATCTCTATATTGCAATTTAGTTGCACATTTTCTTGCTTTAATGGTTCATGTATAACATTTACAGGTAATTCTATTTGAGTTGTGTTATTTTCTAAATCTAATGTTATGCTATTTAATTCTTTTGTATTGGGTTTTTTTAATTGTCTTTCTTTTTTTTTCTTTAATGGTTTTGCTTCGTTGGTATCCTTAATCTCTCTTATTTTAGAAATCATAGTTATATATTATAATTTTTATTTTAAATCTTTTAATTGAACTCGTGTTGAGTTATAAAATAACTCATGTCCAATTAAATTTGATAAATTTGGATTAAAATCGTCAAATTTTGTTTCATTAAATAATAAAGTAGCAGCTAAATTAACTTTTTGTGGCAATTGTTCTATATTATTTTCGTATAAATCACTATTAGTGCTTGGAATATAACGCGCTTGATCTGCTTTTTGTAAAGCAAAAAATTGGCTGCGCAATGTGGATTCTGTATCTACATTTGACGCAAATCCACAAAAATGGGGATTTCGTGTACCTGGAAAAAATGTCTTATTTGAATCAAACACATTATAATTTTTAATTGGTTCAACTGATTTTATAACATTATGAACTGTTGGCATGAGTGTGTATTTGGTATTTACTGGTCTACATGAAAAATTCATTGTTAAATTGTTTGACGGAAAGTGTCTATTAAATAGTTCGTTATTTATTGCGTTGTTTTTATCATAATTATTAAATGTTATATTATAAAAATTATTAGGGTCATTCATTTATATAATTAATACTATAAATTATTATTAAATAATTACTAATTAATAATAACTAGTTGGTTTTTTGTTTTTTGTTTTTTGTTTTTTGTTTTTTGTTTTTTGTTTTTTGTTTTTTGTTTTTTGTTTTTTGTGATTTTATTCCTGCATTTCTCATAATCTTACTAATTTTTGCCTTAGCTCTTGTTATAAAATTGGATTCAATATTTACTAATTTTTTTAAATCTTCTTCATCTGCTAGATTTGAATCACTGTTACGTATTGAAGTGTGACTTTCAGTAACAAATCCTAGACTACCATATATATTGCCTTTAATACGCTTACGATGTTTACTACCATCATCTAGAGTAACATATACAATATTAGGATTGTTTATTTTCAAATAACACATTCCATAAATCAATAATAATGAGCCCACTCCTTTGCCTTGATAACGTTCGTCAACACTAATATCAGATATATAAAAAGTATTATGGAGTTGTTCTTGTGTATTTCTTGTTACTCTACCTGTTTTTAACATATCTTCTCTAATTCTAATAACTAATAACCCAATACGATTATATCTATATTCTTTATACATAATAAATATAACAGTGGGTTCTTCACGATCGAGATGTGTTATTTCTACATTATAAGATAATTTATTCATTATAGTTTCGACACTTGTTAATAATTTGTCATATTCTGTAATAGACCCATCCATTATATAATATACTATACTATTATATAATATAACTATTTTATAATAAAATATAACTATTTTGTAATAAAAAAATAGGCAATTAGATTTAAAATCTAATACATTACAAGTGTTGTATATTGTGATAACTTTTTTAATATTTAGCTTCTTCTGCTTCTTCTGCTTCTTCTGCTTCTTCTGGTTCTTCTGGTTCTTCTGCTTCTTCTGGTTCTTCTGGTTCTTGAACCACCAGATCCTTCTCCTATTAGTTCTTTTACTAGTTCTTCTGTTCCTACTGTTTCTTCTGTTCCTACTGTTTCTTCTGTTCCTTGTGTTGGGGTGGTTGATTTCGTTCTTTCTCTTGATGCTGATTCTCTTGCTAATGCTTTTCTTGCATTTTTATGTAGTTCTTTGCTTAATTCTGGGAATATTTTCAAAAGGGATTTTAACACCTTGTCGAATGCCATTTTTGTAGGATTCATTTCAGCTGCCGGCCATGTGGACAAGTTATGCATCGCTTCTTTATAATCTTTCAAAAAATCTTCTCCTGTTTGTAATGCATTTTTATATGGATCTCTATGTTTTTTATATAGTGCTAATATATTGGCGTAACTAGGTAATTTTTTTATTTCAGTGTTATTCATTATTTTATCTGCTATTATGATAGCAGAAAATCCATTATTTATATTATCTTTCATTTCCCCCCATATCACGTCGTACGCGTCGTCGAGCGTCGGTCGATCCATATTATAAAATATTGATATATAATTATTTATAAAATAATTATATAATGCTAAACAAGAATTTTTTTTAATAAAAATAGGCAATTAGGTTCAAAATCTATTATATTGCAAATCTTGTATATTGTGATAACTTTTTTGTTATCTTCTTGTTCTTTTGCTTCTTTTGCTTTTATTGGTTCTTTTGATTCGTCTGGTTCTTCTTATTCTTGAACCGCCGGTTCCTTCTGGTTTTCCTGGTTCTTTTGCTTCTGTTCCTTCTGTTCCTTCTGTTCCTTCTGTTCCTTCTGGTGTTTGTTGTGTTTGTGGAAATAGTCTTTTTTTTTCTGTTTCTATCCAATTTGCTCTTGCTTGTTTATCTATCTCTATTGTACGTTCTACTGCTCCTGTCTTATCGGCACCCGTTTTCCTAAAAATGAGGCGATATTGCTCTCTTAAATCTATAAGTTTTCTTTCATTTCTAAATAAATCTCTACTTGCGTTTTCATAAGCCCGTCTTGCATGTTCATATGTTTGTAAAATATGGTTGCCGTTTATTAATTCTTTTAGAAAGGCATCTCTAGACGTATTATAAGTCTCTATATTATTAGTGTAGTCTGTTGAGCTTTTTATAGGGTTTATTATTTTATCGTCTTCCATTATTCTATCTCTTATGTAGACTATATCAAATCCACTACTTATTGCTCTTGGGGCGTCACCAGCCCAAATATTAGTATTCATTTTATATAATATTAGTATATAATTATTTATAAAATAATTATATATTATGCTAAACAAGAATTTTTTATATTGGCTTCTAACATATATAACTACATTTTTGTGTATTTCTTGATAAGTAGACTTAATTAAAAGTTAAGTTATGTTGATTAATCGCCCATATTATCGTGTTCAAACCAAATAATTTTGATTGTATTAATATGTTCTCTTATAATTTCGTAAGATATACTTAGTGCATATAAACTTATTAATTTATAATATTCTTGTTTTTGAATCCAATTTATTACTTCATAATAATTATTATAATTATGTGATATAATTATAATATGTGGTATGAAATATTGAATGTTTCTAGATCCTACAGTTTCAAGTTGACTCCAATGCAAGTTTTTCCCAAATAATTCATAATTATAATTGTCTAAAATATATTCATTCATAGTTTCATAACTCTTAATAGGATAATTATATAAATCTAAATATTTTATAATATTGGCATCATTCATAACAATAGTTTTAATTGCACTATTCATATTTGCAATTTCTTCTTCTTTAAGCATCTTTTTTATAATTGTTTCAGTTGAAACAATTACTTCAATTTTATATTAATTATTACAATTTTGATAAGGTTCATAGTTTTGGTGGTTTTCAATGTTACTTTTTTTATGTCTTGTTAGCTCTTTATTTATTTCAACAATACACTCTGATGTGGATGTTACATATATATCTGGAATAAATGCATGTATAAATGCTTTAATACAAGATAATAATAATATGAAAGCATAATATAAAGAAATATACATATGTTCAAAATAGCCCATACTCATTTCATCTAAATGAGTAGAATGAAAAAACATTTGCTATAACATAACTAAACAAATTAACTTTAAATTTTTAAACTATTTGTTTAAATAATTGTTATATATGTGATATAACGTATAGCTTGAATATAATAATATAATTAAACTACCTACTAACTTTCGCGATACATTATAAGGCCAATATGGTAAAAAATATGTTATTGCTAATGCTAATAAACCAAAATAATATATAATATTATTGTATTCAAAGTATTTTGTAACATTTAGTAATGGATAAAAACCAACTAAATGTATAAATATATTAATAATAAAAATAAACACTAATTTTTCCTGTATTATTTTATAATAACTATCAATTAATCCAACTATTCCAATTAATAAGAAAATTAAACTTACATATTTAATATAAGAATTGTAATAATATATTAACACTAACACACTAGGAAGTAAAACCCAACATAATTCTCCACGAATTATTTTATAATGATAATAATATATATTGTTGTTTTTGAATGTTATTTTCATTTAGTATTATATATAACTAAATATAACTAATTTTATAATTATGAAAAATATTAATATTTACTAATATATAATGACATCTAAAGTTGTAGGCGAAGGCACGTTTGGGTGTGTATTAAAACCCCCACTTTTATGTGATGACTCTGGTGTATTAACTAAAAAAGACTATAACAATAAAATATCTAAAATAATGCATAAAGATGATGCTATTAATGAAGAAAGCGAATATAGTTCAATAAATAATATAATTGGCCTAGATAAATACGCGATTAGTAGTCCACATTTATGTAAGCCGTTAATGGATAATCGATTTAATAATAGTGTTAAAAATTGTAAAACACAAATTGTTAAAAACACATTTGCTAAGAACAAAAATGACTTGCTAATGTTGTTATTAGAAGATGGAGGTATTAATATACTTGACTATATTAAAGAAGTATATCCATTAGAAACATTAAATGCTAAAAAAGTATTTTTAACCTCATTACTAGGATTATTTGATGGACTATTATTTTTTCAATCTAATAAAATTATTCATAGAGATATAAAAATGCTAAATATGGTATATAATGTTAATAATGGAAAAGCAAAATACATAGATTTTGGACAAATGACAAACTTCAAAAATTTTATTAGAAAATGTAATAATAATATTCAATCATTAGGCGTAAGTCACAGTTATTATGCTTCTGAAAATAGTTGTTCTAATAAGGCGGCGTTTAATTCTAATAGACCTAAATGTATGGCTATTAAAAACCACTTTAAAACACATAGTGAATTTACTAGCTATGTGACTAAATCATTTGACATATATTGTTTATCATTAGCATTATCTAAATTGGCCGATTATTTGCGTTTTAAAAAGCCTGATAAGTTATTTTTTACCAAAATCTATAAAAAGCCAGGAACTATTAACCCCGAATTTTTTAAAGAGTTTGGACTATTGTTATATTATTATTATCATAATGATGTTAAAAAACGAAATATTAATATTGCGGAACTTAAAGAAAATTACATAAGTTTATTAAAAAAATATAACTATTATTCAAAGACAAGTGAAGAACCGTCTGTTGAAGTTAAAGAAGTTATTGAAAAAATAAAGAAAAAAGAGATTAAAGTCGACCTTGCGAAAGTTTGCCCCCCACATAAGCCAGTATTAAACTCTGATACAAACAGGTGTGTCGCTGAATGTAAGCCCGGATTTATTAGAAACAAGAGTTTTAGATGTGTTAAAATGAATTTACGAGGTACTCATAAAAAACCTAGCTCCGGCTCTTCGATTAGTAAACGTAGATTATGTGAATCTAAGAATAAAGATTATAATCATATTACAAAACGTTGTAATGCTAAATGTCCTAAAAATAAAACGCGTAATGCGCAATTTAAATGTGTTTAGTATTTTGTATACTTTTTTGTATGCTTTTTTGTATGCTTTTTTGTATGCTTTTTTGTATGTTTTTTTGTATGCTTTTTTGTATGTTTTTTTGTATGCTTTTTTGTATGCTTTTTTGTATGCTTTTTTATCATTCTTTTTGACTTGTTTTTTATAGTATTATATTTTTTAAATAAAAAAGTGGTGCTTTGTACTCAAGATTTAAATGCAGAGTTTTGTGTAAAATATATATTAGATATGGACGTTGAATCAGGAAGTGAAGACAGCTACTTATATGATAAAAATCATATTCTTAGGATGCAGCAACATATTAGTGAAGAAGAATTTGATAAAGCTTACGCTTTACTATATAATGATGATTAAATTTATAGTTGTTTTGTTTTATGTTTTTGTTTTATGTTTTTGTTTTATGTTTTTTTCTTTAAGTTGAAAAATAGTTATTAAAACATATTAAAAAATAAAATGTATGTTTTATTTAATAAGCTATGAATATTCAATTGCTACAACAAGCTCTTGAAAATGATGATAATTTAAATATTATTAATACAAATATTCAAGATATCAAAAATAAAAAAAATGAAATTTTGCAAGAACTCGGACTTAAGAGAGATGACTTGAAAAGTTTTCATAAAAAATTAAATGGTTATATGTATATAGATAATATAAGCGATTTAAAATATGGGCGAAACATACGATGGATAAATTTGAAACGCTTGGATCCAATAAAAATAACAAACGGATCCATTTTATGTGATATAAAAATTGGTGCTAAAGGTATAGTATTAGTATTAAAAGGTTTCAATGCTAGCTTTATTACATTATATTTTAATGAAAATATACTATTTCAGAAAATTAATGATGAAGAAAAAATAATTCTAAAAGCTGTTGAATACTTAGAAAAAGTGGTTGATTAGTTGATTATTTGATTGGTTGATTGGTTGATTTCTATTGTTTTTTCTTACATTATTATAATAATAATAATGTAATAATATGTAAATCTTTATAGTTTATTATAGGGAGGAATAGTTATGTGACGTGATAATTCTTGTTCTATTATAGTTTTAATATCAAGAACAAGAAGAATTAATTCTGAAAATTGAGGAGTTAAGGTACCTGTAGCAACATATTCGCCCGATGGAAGAATTATTTTATTAGGATGGGGTTCATTTAATTTGACTCGTAATTGTTCTAACTTAATACTAAGATTAGGACTATTTAAAAATCTTTCAAGTCTCGTTCCGTCGGGCATAGAATTTAATAACTTAGTCTTAATATTTTTTACAAAAGCGGCATTAGTAACAGGTCGATCAAGGTGGCTATAAAAAGCCATTAAATAATGTAAAAATGGTATTATAGATTTTGCATAACTACTTCTAGTTCTGGTATAGGAACGGGCTATTCTTGTTGCTGCATGCGATCTTAAAATAGATGGTGTTAAATCTGAACCAATCCTGTCATCTAAAAATTCACGGATCCTACTAATTCTATTTATTGTACCGGCTTTATTTAGCAGTGCATAATGTTTTAAAGTACTGCGTTTTTTAGACTTTTTTCTCCTAAATGTTTTCATTTTCCGCATTTTATATATTAATAATATATATTTTTCAATTATATTAATATAATTAGTAGTCTTGATTGTAAATAACAGGTAAAAAAAAATTGATTGTTTTTTCCACTCTTAACAAACTAATTATAATAGTGCATTATGGAACTCCAAACATGTGTTCGCGAAAATCTTAATGTGTTTAACTCTGATTATGGAAAAATTAACATAACTTCTGTTATTATGTGTTTCCTTATTATTTATAGCACAGCATTAAGTATTGTGCTAAGTATAAAACAACTTATTCAAGTCATTAATGAAGAAGAACTCTTGAAAGAAGAAGAAGAAGAAGAAGAAGAAGTCATTAAGGAAGTCATCGATAGAGTTGAAGTTCAAACGCAAACAAACGAAGAAAATTATAAAAAGGAAGAAGAAAAGAAAGATGATGAAGAAGAATTGTTGCTTGCCAATTATAATGCTAAAGAAAGAGAATTAGCATTACAAGCAGCATATGAAGAACGCGCTAAACTTACATTTGAAAAATGGCGCGAGGCATTTGTTAAATTATATAAAGCTGAGCCGGTCCACGTCGAAACCGCCACCCACAAGTATTGTACTCTTTTGTCAAAAATACAAGAAGAATATCTTGAAAAAAATGAAAAATTAACTCGTTTAGAGGCATTTAATGCCTTGAAAAAAGCAAGAACAATAGAGTTAAAGCATTATAAAGAGTTTATTCATTTATTCAATTCATAAATAGGCAATTGTTGCTATACTTTTAAAAAATTGATTGTCTTTTTTTCAACATTTATTTATAGCCTCCACAAAAAGCACAGAGCAAAGAACAAAGCAATCAAAGAGCAAAAGCAACACTATCAATCGCCATGTCAAGCGACCACGTTTCATTTTCGGTTGCCAGAGAGCGGTTGCAGGAGTTTTTTAAGAAGTTTGTTCCGACCAAGCGCTCATATTGTATCAATCCTGAGTGCGTGAAGGATACGGAGGATGCAATGCTATACATATGGGAGGCTCATTCGCTGGCGTATGAACATACTGACCGGCAACCAGCATTAAACATTACCACAATTCGGGTGAACGGAAAACCACATTGGGTAAGGTCTCATTACTGTTGCGAGTGCTTCAAGAAACATGTTTTGGTTGGTAAAAACAAGAATGCTTCACAACACTATGGAAATTATTGTGATGGAGTTCAAGAGGTAGAGGTCTACTTTCACAATGAACCTTGGCCTTCTACATGGTTCAATTGTATTACTGGGGAGGATCATGTGCTAACAGAGTTTCAAAAATACATGTTGGCATATAATTAGATAGTGACCTGTATGTGTTGTTAAAAAAATTGATTATATTTTTTTATTATTTTTTGTAGTATCAACTAAATAATAAAAACACTATGAAAAGCGACCACGTTTCATTTTCGGTCGCTAGAGAGCGGTTGCAGGAGTTTTTTGAGAAGTTTGTTCCGACCAAGCGTTCATATTGTATCAATCCTGATTGTATCAAGGAAACGGAAATGGTAGTGGTACACATATGGGAGGCTCGTTCAAAAACATTCAAACACACTGAACGGCAACCAGCGTTGAATGAAACAACAATGTGGGTTACAGGAAAGAAACAATGGTTTAGGTCTCATTATTGTTGCGAGTGCTTCAAGAAATATGTTTTGGTGGGTGACAACAAGAATGCTTCGCATCGCTATTGGACTTCTTATGACAGACGTCAACAAAATGTGCATGTGATTTTTAATAGTGCACCATACCCATCTTCAACATCTTATTATGGATCAGGCACTGTGCAACCATTAACCGAGTTTCAAATTAAAATGCTTGGTAAATGATGGTAATTTGTTGTATGTTGAATGAACATAGAGGTTGCTTTTTGATGTGTTTTTGTTTTTTTTTTATATTATTTATAAAAATAATATAAAAACTTAATATATAAGATGAGTTATGTAAGAAAAGTTTCACCTTATTCAACTAATCAGGGAACTGAGGGAACATGTTGGGCACATTCAATGTCAAGATTAATATCAAGGTTAATAAAAATACATTTTAGTGGACCACAAGATTTGAATACTAAATTTAATGATCCAATTTGGTTTTATGAAGGTGAATTATTAGATGAGTATTATAATACTGTTAATTGCAGTACTAAAAATACAATTTTTCATTGTATTGCCAAAGCGCAAGATGTTTATAAACGAGAAAAAAAATCATTTAGTATACATAGAACATTGGATAAATTGATAAATTGGGACTCTGAAAATTTATCAGCATTATTATTTCATTTTATTTTTAATAGCATAAAAAATAAATATTGTCATTTAATATACAAACCACAAAGAAGATTGGCCGGATCAATATTTTATTTTTTTAAATTAATACGTAGGGGTATATCAGAAGAAAAAATTAAAGTTTTATTAAAATATAATGATTATCAAGATATTCAGCCACCAACATCACCGTCTTCACCGTTGTCACCAGAAGAGGAATTATATAGGGACTACGACGACTACGCCTCTAGCAAAGCATATAAGGACATGGTTGCTGGGGCTAAGGGTGTTGAATTCATAAAACCAACATATCAGCAAGTTCAAGAAAATAAAGTTAACTTTTCAACACTTATTACCAAATTAGCATATATATTTAAACTCCTTAGAATAGCATTAAGGAAAAACACTTTAAAAATTAATTTGTTTATGTCATTAGATCTTAATTCTTTTGTTCATCTTAACGCTAAAAGTGGATTCCCATATAATCATCCAACATTTAACCCATATCCAGTTAGCCGTACAATCTTTTTGCCAAGTAAACAGAGCAATTTCTTTTTTGGAAAACCAATGTGGTTAAAAACAATTATACAAGTCCTTGAACGTGGGTTGTATGTATTACTTGATATATATGAACATACTATTTTAATAACCGGTATTGAAGATAAATTTTTGATTGTTAAAAATTCATGGGGTTCAAAAAGAAATTGGATTTTACCAGATGACGTAAATTTTATAGTAGACAATAAACTTAGTATAGCTACTTTAATAGAGCACTCAAAGTTAGTTAAATTTGCAGTAGAATTAGTATATATAGATTTTGAAATTATAAAAACAAGAACTCTTACAAAGAAAAAACTTCCTAATAATTCTATTATTCATAATTTACAGAAAACAGCAAAACGATGGTTCCCACATTTTGGAATGGGGAAAAAAGCAACTCTAAAAAAGTTAAAACACTAATATAAAAAATAATTAATACTAAGAGAGAAAATATATAATATAATATATTATATAAAATGTCCCATCGAAGATATAGAGACGGTAGAAAAGGTAAAAGTAGAGAAGATAGCGAAGATAGCGAAGATAGAGAAGATAGATAAGATAGAGAAGATAGAGAATATAGAGAAGATAGAAAAGATAGAGATGTTAGTATGGAACGATCGCGATCACGATCACCTGCCAAATCGCAGCGGCGCCTGCCGCGTGATGAGCCTTCTAAATCTTATCGTGGATATGGCGCTTTTGATAAAATTTATGATGACTTATTTATTAAAATTAGAACACAACGTTCCTTTCCCAAGGACCACGATTCAATAGTAGACTACATATACAAGGAATATAAAACTATTGCAGAGGAAAAAGCACCTAGTATTGCAAATACAGTATTAAGAGAATACGGTAATGATAGAACAAAACACGCTCTATATTTAGAGGAATTAGTAAACCATTGGTTAATTAGTAATGAAAAACCTCATTTTAAGGGATCAAACATAACCTTGTACGAAGGCGAGGTGAAACAATTAAAACAAGAAATTCTAATAATACTGAATACAAAAATAGAAGAACAAATAGAAATAGAAATAGAAAAACAAATAGCAATAGAAATAGAAAAACAAAAACTACAGCAGCAGTTAGACAAACTTGTTACAGACTTTGCCACTGTCGGAAAAGCCAAAGGAGTTAAAGCAAAATATAATAACACATATCGTCGTCATAAAAAGACACGTCGTCATCATTACAAAAAAACGCATCGCCGTCGTTACCGCAAATAGTAAGCCATAATTTTAATAATAAAAAATTGAATATAATTTTTTTATTATTTCTTGTACTATTAACAAATTAATTAAATCTTTAAAAATGATGAGTGTAAGCAGCATTTGCGACTTACCAAGCATCTGCGACTTACCAAGCATCTGCGACTTACCAATCGACATTATGTCACTCATTATTGAACAACTCGGCAATTATGAATACACAATAGGTCTAAACATTACTTGTAAGTCGTTGTCTAAGTTAATTTCAAAATTTGCCTTAACAAAGGAAATGTTTGCTGTGTTGTTTAGCAGATTTAATCCACATGAGTTACAGAGCTATAATCCACAGCGTAAGTATATGGCAAGATGTGTGAATGAGCGTTGTAAAGAGGAAACCCATAATGCATGTATATACATATGGGAGGCTCACGATGGACTTGGTTATGTACATAGGAAACAAGATGCACAAAACACAAATTTAATGGTAATTAATAAGAAAAAGTTCTGGTTTCGCTCTCCTTATTGTTGTGAATGCTTTAAAAGACATGTTTTAGTAGGAAACAACAAAAATGTTGCGCAACATTACGGAAATTATTGTTATGGAATACAGCAAGTAATTGTAACCTTTAACACAACACAACCCTCAACTTGGTATGATTGTGCAAGAAATATGTATGGACCATTAGTAGAGAGACAGGTGCGCCTTTTAAATGGTTATTATGAACCGTCTTATAGAGAGTGCCTGTTATGATGGCATTAAATGCTATAACAACATTTTTATAGATGTTGTTATACTTTTTAAAAATTGATTATTTTTTTTTATTATTTATTTATAGTCTGGACAAAAAAGCGACAAGAGAAAAGCGACAAGCGAAAAGCGCAAGCGAAAAGCGCAAGCGAAAAGCGCAAGCGAAAAGCGCAAGCGAAAAGCACAAGCGAAAAGCGACAAGCGAAAAGAGCAATGATGATGTGCGAAGCTTGCGCTATCAACATTTGCGACTTGCCAAGCGATCTCATTGCACTCATTGTTGATCGCCTCGGAAACAAAGACTACCTCGTGAGCTTCAAGGAAACATGTGTGTTGTTTAGCAAATCCGTGAGCCAGTTTTACATTGCGGGGCAGATGGTGGCTACGTTGTACGGAGTGTTTACTGAGCGCTATGTTGACAAGCGCTTTGAATTCCAATATATAATGGGTGACTGTGCAAACGCAAACTGCTACTACGATACTGAAGCCGTGTGCGAGTATGTATGGAATTACGGATACGGGCGGTATAATCATCGCATTCAAAAGCCCATGCAATCTACGACCATGTTTGTCAATGGAAAAGAGTATCCTGTCAAGCATCATTATTGTGCTGAGTGCTTTGTAAAGTTTGTATTGGGTGGGTCAAATCCAAATGTGTCACGGCATTATGGAGATTATACGAGTGATGGCGACAAGCAAGTGAATGTGACCTTTAACGCGGAACCAACACATTCAACGTGGATACACTACCAAACAGGAGCAAAGGAACCATTGACCAAGTGGCAAGTAGATGCTCTCAATGGTAAGTTTCCATAGTCTTTGTTTAATGTGTTTGTGTGTTTATTGTGTTTTTTTTTCGTCTTCTTTTACTTCTTCTTTTACTTCTTTTACTTCTTTTACTTCTTTTACTTCTTTTTCTTCTTTTTCTTCTTTTTCTTCTTTTTCTTCTTTTTCTTCTTTTTCTTCTTTTTCTTCTTTTATTTCTTCTTTTACTTCTTTTTCTTCTTTTACTTCTTTTTCTTCTTTTTCTTCTTTTTCTTCTTCTTTTACTATTTCTTTTACTTCTTCTTTTTCTTCTTTTTCTTCTTTTTCTTCTTTTTCTTCTTTTTCTTCTTTTTCTTCTTTTACTTCTTCTTTTTCTTCTTGTTCCATTCTTAATGAATACAATGAATAACATTGAACTAAAACTGAAATAAATAAATATCCTATAAACTCAATTGTAAGATATTTTAGACCGTCTGATCTAATAAAATAACATAGTATTATTTGAAAAATCAACACAATAACTCTACTAATGAGCTTAGCAAATGAATACTCATCTTTAAGAGCAGGACTTATTAATGGTTCAAGGGCAGCCGTTAAAATAAGTACTATAATTATTAATTTATCTAACAAACATAAAGATATTATTTTTTTATAATCTACTATAAAAAATAATAACAATAAAGAATATAATAGCGAATGTTCATAAGGTTTGTTATAACTTTCTTTATTTCCGAAACTATGTAGTATATGCGTCACATATTGAATAATAAAAACTAGTGGTTCTTCTATACTTAATGACATAAATAAAATATAATGAATGCCTTTTAAAAATTCCATTAATGTATTATTACGAAACTTTTGTAAAAAATTATTGTCTTCTAAATCATCATACAGTTTTGCTGCTATACCTGCAAATAACGCTATTAATGAATACATATAATATTTGTTATCTTATTATTATAGAAAATATTATATAATATTACGCAATATTACGCATACTTTTTATGCATTTTTTGTTTGTAGCAGTTTTTCTCCTTCTTCTATAATATTATAGTTAAATGACCAATCATCAATTTCTTTTGGTGTTTTGCAACCATGCTTTATTGCCTCATTATAACTCCAATATATTGTATTTGGTTTAAGTTTCCACTCCATACTTAATAAATCAATTAGTCCAGAGGCATCAAAATCAAATAATTTATAATTTCCATCAAGAGCCTTTCCCATATTATCAAATTTCCAGTCTATATACATAATCCCGAGTGCTTGTAAAAAATCTTTTACCTTAGTCATTACTTCAATAATTTCATTTAAGTCTTCACGTGTCATAGCTTGGTTATCAAAAAACAAAGAATTTGACTTCTCGCTATTTACTTGTTCTATATCAATATGATTAGTATATATATGATAATAAGTAACAATATTGCGATGATGATTCTGCATTAATATTTTAATAATTGTTAGTTCTACTTGTTTTGAATAATCTAAAAATGGATGAGGTTCGCCATAATGCTTTCTAAAAAAAGGTTTACCTTCATAAGTTTCATCGGTTTTTTCGGTGCTATTACTATCTGGATAATAAATAGTGGATTGCGTCAACATAATAATTAATATATTAATTAATGTTTTAAATAATAATAATAAGATTAACAATTAATATATTAAAAATAAACAAAAAGCATTTAAAAACAAACAATTATTATTTATTTAGATTAATGGATAGTTTACCACATGATATATTAACACATATCTTACATTGCGTTGATAAAAATGATTTATGTAGTTTTAAAAGCTTGTCAAAACAATTTAATACATTGGTTAGTACTAAATTGTTGGCCAAATTAATGCTATTAAATAAATTACATAATTATAGTCCAATTACTAAATGTGTAAATGCAAATTGTTATAGAGATACAAAAGATCTGTTTTATAATGTATATATGCGTCACAATACACTTTATAGACATAGTCATCAACGCGCCATTAATAAAAAAACCATCATACATAAAAAACTTAATTATGAAGTAATTAGTCCTTATTGTTATATATGTTTTATGACCCATGTATTAAATGAAGACTTTCCAAAATATGTATTAAGACTAAGATAGTTTACTTTAATTTTTTAAATAATAAAAGTTCATTGTGTCGATTCTATCATAGTCTTACTTTTTGTAATTTCGTCAAATAATAGTAACTGTATATCACTATTCCTTGGCGTTGTATCGTAGTTGTTTGCATATTCAATTTCATCGGCCTCAATTCTTGTTATTATGTATTTAAACCAGTGTTTATACCCTTCCGGATTGTCTATATAATTATTTATAAACAAGGTGTTAAATATACCTATAAACTTTAGTTTGTCTTCATAAGTTTCTATATTCTCATATGCAAAAAAAAGGTTAGTTAAACATTCATTCATAAATGAATCATTTATATCACCAATAAAGATTTCAAGAGCAATAGTATTTAACTCATTTATCGAGACTTTTAAAGAAACGCTGTCTTGGACTCCTGCCAATCTATTATTTACATTATAATATGGTTGAGTTGCGTTATATGATTTGTGTTTGGGTTGTTTTAACGTGCGACGATGATGTTTGTATTTTGTGTCTATGGTTTTCTTTTTCTTAAGTTTTTTAACTTTTTTTACTTTACGACTTTTGAAAACTACCATATTATAATATATTATATTATATTATAAAATGTTATATAATTAGATTAAGTTAACTTAGTGTTTTATTTGTTTTTTTGCATTGTTTTTTAACGTTAAATGGCTACCCTTTTTCATTAGTTTATGTTTATTTGCGCTACTTGTTTTAAGTGCCATTTTTTTTTTACAAGTGAATCCATTAATTTTTAAGTTTTTTCGCTGTATTATACTATAATTACATATACCAATTGCTCTGCTTTCGGGTTGATTTTTATTTGGGACTTTTTTAACGCAACTACATAATTTTTTGGCTATTATTTTTTCAGCTGCTTTTTTTAAATAACTTAATGATGGATTGCTTTTGGTTTGTATGGCATAATAATCAAGTAAACTCTTATAATCTTGTTTTGATAGATTCATGTTTTATATAATAACATAAAAAATTTATAATATTGATTGAATTTGACTAATACTATTGCTAATGAGATTTTTTGCATTATATTGAATATAACTTTCAATGGAACTTATTATGGTACTTGTTAATAACAAGAATATACCAGATGAAAATACTAATTGTCTATCAAACTCTCCAAACTTGCGCTCTGTATAAGTATACGGATTATAATTAATAACCAGTAACAATCCTATATAAATTCGCAAAAAAGACTTTAAAGCTTCTAAATATTGCGGAGCATAACCACCCACACCTAGCAATACTATTATATATAATATAAAACTTGCATTTAAAGAATATAAGAAAATTCTCTCACTTAGTTTAGTCATTGCTATCTATTAATATACATTAATATTTATTAATATACATTAATAGAAAAACTTGTTTTTCGCATATTTTGCATATTTTGCATAGTTTACAACTTTTTGTAAAATAAAGAAATTTACAACTTTTTTTATAAATCGGTAAATTCATGATTTAAAACTTTAATACCATAAATGGTCTCAAATAAATCTGTAAAAATGACCGAAACTTTTATGCTGACAAATATATTTTTTTATAAAGACCTAATTTTTTTGATTTTGGACATTTAAAAATGTCCAATTTCACTTTTAATAGTATAATATAGAAAAAAGATTGTGCAAAATCAATTTTACAGCATTAGGCTCTCAAAAAGATTTTTAAGGGTGCAAAATTACCTTACCATAACTTTTTTCACACAAAAAGGCGCTTTTTTTATAAGTATTCAATACTTATAAAAATACTTATAAATTTTACGCTTTTTGGCGCACATTTTCGATTGCAGTAAATTTGTTACCATTTATGGTTTGATAGCAAATCAAATATAAAAATATACGAAACCATGTATTTTGAATACTTATAAAAGCGCAAAATTGTATAGTAATAAATGATTTAGAGTTTTTTTTATAAGTATAATATACTTATAAATGACTTATGAAAAAAGCGCAAAAAACTCTAATTTTTTTGAATGCATTATTTGTCAGTTTAATACGTGTAAAAAATGTGACTTTAATAGACATTTAAAGACGTTAAAACATAAAACGAGTGAAATACTTATAAATAATACGCAAGAGCGCACTACTAAAATATTTGCTTGTGAATGTGGTAAAGTGTATAAACATAATCAAAGTTTATATAATCATAAAAAAAAGTGTATTATTATAGAAACAAAGGAAGAATGCAATAACACTATTGTAAATTCTAATATTGTCAATAGTAACATAGACCAAACAATGATTATGAGATTAATTAGTGAAAATAATGATATCAAAAATCTATTACTGATGCAACAACAACAACTTTTAGAGCAGCAAAAACAATTGGGTGAACAACAACGACAGCTTGTGGAAATAGTACCCAAAATATGTAATGTTACAAATAATACAGCACACATTAAGCAAAACTTCAATATTAACGTGTTTTTAAATGAGCAATGTAAGAATGCTATAAATATGAATGACTTTATTAAGCAAATAAAACTAACATTAGAAGATTTAGATTTAACAAAAAATAAAGGATTAGAAATAGGATTAAGTAATGCTATAATTCAAAGTATTAATAAAATGTCTTTATTTGAAAGACCATTGCATTGTACCGACACAAAGCGGGAAACATTATATATTAAAGATAATGATTTGTGGGAAAAAGACAGCACTAAAACCAAGATTAAAGGTGCTTTACATAACTTAAATAAAGCACATTTTAAATTAATTCAAGATTGGATTGTACAAAATCCGGATTTTAAAGAAAATGATGCTAAGCAAGACTATTTTGCTTATTTATTGAAAACGTGCTCTGTTAATTTAAAAACAATTGATGATAAAATAATTAAGAAAATTTGTGCATGTAATAATCTTAAAGAAAATTTAAAGCAATTAGAAAATATAAATTGAAACTAATTATTTTTAATAGTTAGTTAGTTTAATATTGGTTGAAATGGAAGAATCTACAAATGTAGTTACACAAAATTTAGATAAACCATCCGGACTAATGACAAAATTAGCAGAGCAAATAAAACCACTAAATGAGAAGGCAGAAAAAGCTTTAAAAACTGCAGAAAAAGTAACCAAACTGCTTACCGAGAATGCGCTGTTTTTTTCTATTGGATTTGCTGTTGTTGATTTTTTTGTAATATTAATTTATTTTGTATTAATTGTTATTTATATTATAAACCCACAAAGAGGTTTTGGAATACCAATTTCGCGAAATGTTTATAGTATTTTTTACTTAACAACAACTTTAGTTTTATCTTTTTTAGTTGTGGGATATGGAAATCCTATTCTAGATAATATTGAACAATCATCAGATAGTGCTAAAACGTCAAAATCAGAAGAACTTATTGACAAACTTTTTTCGTATTTTAATAAAATTATAAGTATTTCTGTTGTTCCTGTTATAATACTAGAAACTATTTTTTTGGTACTTCTTGTATTTATCATAAGTTTCATGTTTATTATATCTACTTCAATGGTAAGAACTTACTTTGCATTACAATGTAACTATGGCCAAATGATTAGGGCTTCGTGGTGGGCGTATATTATTGATGTCATTATGTATTGTCTTCTTTTTATTTCTTTCATAATATGGTGTATTCTTCAATTTTTAAGCGCGTTTACTGGTGTACCCGTAAAACGATCAAGATTGTTATTCAGAAGAGTCTTTCTAATAACATTTGCATATTATATATTAAAAATAATATTTTTAGCTCTAGAATATGGTATTTCTAATAACATAGTGGCAATTTCAAAATGGAACCAAGAAACAAATGAGTGTTTAGATAAGACCGAGACTCCACCCGGAAAACCCGAAAATATATTCTATTTATTTTTAAATATAATGCTATGCATTTGTATATGGTTACTAATATTACTTTTCATTGGGGGACATCTATATATTGGAGTATATCTTTCTCCATATATTTCTAAAGCAAATATTATAGTAGAAACAATTAATGGTTTATTTTTGTTTATTTTTTCAGGAACACTATCACAAAAGAGTGTTAAAAAAAAAATAGAATCTATTACTACTACTATATCAAAAATAATACCAGGAATATCAGATAAATTACCAGATGTTATTGGTATAGTAAAAACACAAGTAGAAAAAATATTGGAAAAAAACCCAAATATTAATGTAGATGACTTTGTAAACCAAGTTATTGAAAAAGGGGTATCATCAATGAATAGTGGTTCGTTTGGTATGCCTGTTAGTGATGATACGAGTCAGGAAAACAGCCACCATTAGTACCAAATGACTCCACAACACAAGGTAAAGCTTTATTAGACAAGACTAAAGAACAAGTTGCAAATGTTTTAGGTAAAGCCGAGCCAATAGGACAAGTCACAAGTTTGTTGGGTAAAGCTACAGAACGAGCAAAATCTTTACCTACTAAACTCGTGGCACAAACAACAGATACACTTTAATGACTTAAATCTTTATAATTAATAAATTAAGAATAAACTTGGAAGATGATAAAATTTAACAATAGTTTATAATAAAATAATTTTTTTATTAATTAGCATAAAAAAATTATTTAAAATGATGAACCAAAAATGCCACCTAGAGCACCATTGGCAGCCATAGGTTCCATTGACTCCATAAACGCATTTTGCATTGCTTGTGCTTGATAATTATTTTGACCATTTGTATTTATCATATTTGGTAACGAATCAATCATAGAAACATTGTTGTTTGGCATTTGATTCATTTGTTGTGGTATCATTGTATTATCTAATGTATCTGATCGGCTCATTTGGTGTGAATTATTAACAACTATAGGTTGTCTAATTCTAATATTTTGTCCATTATTGCCATTACCATTACCATTTCCATTATTTTGCGAAGCCTTTGAACCATTCCAAAATTGCAGAACACGATTATATAAAATATTAATTTTAGCACCTAGCTTTGTTTGCATAGTAAACATTAAGAGTAGTGTGGGTATTATAAAACTTACTTCATTAAATTTTGAATAAGGAACTTTACTATATGTTGGAAAATATCTTGTTATTTTATCAATAAAATAAATAGCAACAAATAACACACCCAATTGTAATAATATTTCTAATAATATTTCTAAATTATCTTTCTTTTCATCATCTTCTGGAATATATTCTTTTACAAATTTTAATATTAATACTATGGGGATTAATGCAATAATAATATATTGAAACATATTTAATAGTATTGCTTTATTGTCACTATCAAAGTTAAAAACATAATTAAAAAACGACGCTGGACCCATTTTAACAGTTCCGCCAACTAATTCTGATTCTGTAGACCCTCCTATCATAATATTTCTATTATATATATAAATTAAAATAATATTATTAAAATTATTTATACCTAAATAAAAGAATAAAAATATATAATGTAAAATATGAATTATAAAATATGAATTATAAAATATGAATTATAAAATATGAATTATAAAATATGAATTATAAAATATGAATTATAAAATATGAATTATAAAATATGAATTATAAAATATGAATTATAAAATATGAAAATGTATTAAACAAAAAGCAATTTAATATAGTAATAATGTTGTCACGAGCATGTGAGTCCATAAAATATAGAAATTCTGAATATCATGAAGAAAACCAATATTTAAATTTATTAGATGATATTTTGTCAAGCAATTCTGAATTTGTTGGTAGAAATGGAAAAACGTTGTCTGTTTATGGAAGTGCGATGCACTTCTCTCTTGAGCATAACAAATTACCACTAATTACAACAAAAAAAGTAGCATGGAAAACTTGTTTACGTGAACTATTGTGGTTTATAAAAGGAAATACAAACAATAAGCTTTTAAAAGAACAAAAAGTTCATATATGGGATGCAAACGGTTCTCGTGAATTTTTAGATTCTCGTGGACTATATAATAATATTGAAGATGATTTGGGTCCAATATACGGATTTCAATGGCGGCATTTTAATGCAGATTACGAATCTTGTAGCACTGATTATACTAATAAAGGAATAGACCAATTGGCAGAAGTTATTAGCACACTAAAAGATCCTAAACTTAGAAATTCGCGAAGAATGATTATTAGTGCATGGAATCCTTGTCAATTAAACAGTATGGCTTTACCACCATGTCATATTATGATGCAGTTTAATATAAAAGATAATAATAAATTGAGTTGTTCTATGTACCAACGATCTAATGATGAAGCTTGCGGAACTTGTTTTAATATTGCATCATACAGTTTTTTAACACATTTATTAGCGTTTCATTGTGACCTTGAACCATACGAATTTATATATTATAAAGGCAATTGTCATATTTATGAAGAGCATATTAGTAATATTAAAATACAATTACAAAGAAAACCATATGAATTTCCTACATTGCAAATTATTAATAAGAGAGAAAACATAAATGATTATAATGAAAGCGATTTTGTCGTATCAAATTATAAGTATCATGATCCATTGGAATTTAAGATGGTAGTTTAAATTAATGTTTAGTAGTTTAATAGTTTAATAGTTTAATAGTTTAATAGTTTAATAGTTTAATATTAAACTATTATATTAAAATTATTGCTTAAAAAAAAGATGCTATTGTAATATATAATGTCAAGTTCAGCATTAGCTTCCGCTAGAAGAAGACGTGCCGGCACAGACGCTATTAGTGTTCCACAAACCTCTACACGCACAAACAAGCCCGAAACAATTGAACCACCCACACAAAATCAACCAATTACACCATTATTAGTGTTACAACAACATGAAATAAAAATAAAACAGTTAGAGACATTAATTACCAAAGAAGAAGATTATGAAGAATTGTTTCAACAAATTGATGAAAAAATAGACAAATTATTTTCAGTAAATTTTGAAGTATATAATAATGAATTAAATGCTATTAAATCTATTATAGAGAGTCAAAATACTACTAGCGAATCAAATTCATTAATGACCAATATTAAGTCTTTAGTAGAAGATAAAATAGAAACTCAAACTACTATAATTGGTGATTTTAAAAATGCACAAACACAGCTATTTAATCTTTTAAAAGAAGATACTAATAAACTTGTAAAAATATTAAATGATAATATGGAATCAAAAATAGCACTTATTACGAAGACATATGATCAACGAGAAATTGGTGGTTATGATAATAATGTAGTAACTAAATTGGAAAATGAATTAAATACTTTAAAAATGATTGTTATTAATAACCAATCAACCATTTTGGATATGTCACAAACTATAAATACGCTTAAAGAGTCTTTAAAAGCTCAAAGTGGGCATATAGATCTTCTTGATTCTAAAGTGGCTTCTCTAAGTTCTAAACTAAAAGATAGAAACCCTCAACATGATTTATTAAGTTCATTAATGTCTAATAGTATATTTGGATCAATGAATTCAAGATGCAATGTTCCATGTGATCGGGCATTTTGCTGTGAACCAGTTGATATACAAAGTGGTTATGATACAGAAATAGGTGATGACAATAATAATGAATTAGTGATTGATGAAGTCCAAATGGCTGAATTATTAGAAATTTCTAATTTTGATATAATCGATATTAACAGTAAGCCTGTTTCTAATGTAATACTTTCAGATGAAGTGCTGTGTAATGAAGTAGTAGTTGATGAAGTGCTGTGTAATGAAGTAGTAGTTGATGAAGTACTTTGTAACGAAGTAGTAGATGATGAAGTAGTGTGTAACGAAGTAGTGGATGATGAAGTAGTGTCTAACGAAACAAGTACACCAAATTGTACAGAAGACATTACTCAAAATGAAACTGTTGATGAGACAAGCGAAGAGTGTGGTGAAACTGTATGTGAAAGTGTTATGTAATAATACTAAGATATAATTAATTTATTTTTATACAAAATAAATTAATTGCCAAAACTAACTATATATTTACAATTACTCCAGGAATTGGTCCTCTATAACGTGATCCTCTATAACGTCTTATAGAATTATTAGGATTAGTTTGTAATAAACGTAAAAAAAATCTCCTATCCTCTCGATTTGAACTATCAAGAACACGTAGTTGAGGTTGTTGAAGTTGTTGAAGGTGTGGTGGTATAGGAGTAGTACGTGGTATACGTGAAAGAAGTGCCAATTCTTCGGGTCTTGAAAGATTAAGAGGACGCACTTCACGTTGTTGTGCTACATAAGGGGGTCGTAAGAATGTAGGTAGTCTTCGTTCTATAGCATGGTGATCTTGGAATGACATGGTTTCATTGTTGTGATCAGGTGGTAATCTTTGGAGTGATGAACTTTGCCCTCTTCTTCGTGATTGATGTCATGGCGTTTGGGGTAATACAGATGCTACTGGCACTTCTGGAACTACTGGAACTTCTGGAACTTCTGGAACTACTGGAACTTCTGGAACTACTGGAACTACTGGATCTACTGAATCTTTTGGAACACGCAGAGGTGGCTCAATAGGAGGTGGTGCAATGCCTTGGATTAATGCTTGGCCAAGAACCCTTAATCTTTTAACCAACGCAGTACGCACATTATGTTCTATACTTCGATTACAATTGGGACATCGTGGATTATGTGGATTAGCTATTATCCAATCTTGTATACATTTTATATGAAAGTCATGACCAAAGTCATTACCGCATGGTAATTGTACCCAACCATTTTGGTTTGTACTAAAATCATCTTCAAAGCAAATAGTACAATTATCATTGCCACCAACTTGCCTAAATTTTAAATTATTCTTTTTAGAAAATTTTTTTCTAGCGTGTTTTGTGCCTCTTCCAATTCTTCTTCTTTTTGATATAGAATTATTTGTTTTATAATTTAAATAGTGTCTCTTTAATTTTCTGGTTTTAAAATTAATTTTTGGTCTATTCAATCTTGCATTCAGAGACATGTTTTAATATAAACAATTTATTTTATTTTTTGTGTTAAAGTAAAATAAAATAAATAATAACTATTACAATAGTAATGCTAGTTATAATAAATTTATTAATATTATGTATAGTATTATTTGTATATATTCATTTATATAATCATATAAAAACGAGTAATTATTTAGAAATATACGAAATAGAAAATCCATCAAAAGATAAATTAGAAGATTTAATAACTATAAAACAACCATTAGTAATAAATAATGTAATATTGAATACTATAACAAAAGAGTATTTGCAAACAAACTATCCAACATTCCAGATTTGTATTTATAATAAAGAAAAGGATATTTTTGTAAAAATAAAACTAGAAGAATTTTTTAAAGTAATAGCTTATAATAATGATGCAAATATTATAACATATAATAACTATGAGTTTCTTGAAGAAACAACATTAGAAAAAGACTTGGGAATAAACGATTTGTTTTTTAGACCATACAATATGTTTTCAAAAAAATATGATTTGTTAATGGGTTCTATAAATAGTGCAACACAATTAAAATATAGTATTGATTCCAGAAATATTTTGTATGTGTCACAAGGTAAAATAGAAGTAACATTATGTCCTCCAAAAGATTATAAACATTTACATGTAAAAAAAAATTATGAAACGCTCGAATTTTGTTCAGAAATAAATATTTATGATGTTGAACCTAAATATTATGATGATTATAATAAAGTTAAATTTTTAAGAATACAATTAGTACCAAACCAAGCACTGCTAATACCGCCCTATTGGTTTTATAGTATTAGATTTATTGAATTACATACATTAGTATGCAATTATACTTATAAAACTTACGCCGGCACAATAGCAACAATCCCAGAATTGTTTATACAATTGCTCCAACAAGACAATATTAAGTTAAATATAGCAAATCATTTTATAAGTAGCCAAAATAATACACATATTATGGTAAAAGAATCACATATTAATAATAAAATACAAGATACTAGTAATGTTAGTATAGAACAAACTATACTAAATGATGAGAAGAGTTAATGCAAACAATATAAAAATATGTAGTATAAATAGTATAAACAATAAGTATACACTATTTATAAGTTAATAATGTTATTAAATAACAAATATATAGTATTAGAAAATATAGCCAATGGACAATTTGGAGAGATCATTAAGGTTGAATATAATACAAATTATTATGCTATAAAAATAGGCGCTAAAGACGTAATAAAATACGAAACAGAAATTTATACAAAATTAAAAGGAATAGCCAACATATCAAGATTATATGATATTTTTGAATATAATACTAACTATTGCATGGTTTTAGATTATTATACCAAGACTTTACATAATGTTAAACAAGAACAGTTTTCAAATAGCATTTATATGACAAATGTAATAAAGTATATGAAAGAATTATTAGTCATTATTAGGGCTGTTCATAGTAAAAATGTTATTCATAGAGATTTAAAACCATCAAATATATGTTTAAACTCTAACAATACACTATTTCTTATAGATTTTGGAATTTCTAAAATCTATAAACATGGCAGTCTTCATAATGCTGAAAGTAAAACAACCGGACTTTTAGGAAGCATAAATTATTCAAGTTTGAATGCTATTAACTGTATTGAACAGTCGCGACGCGATGATATTGAATCGTTTATGTATATATTAGTCTATATGTTTTTACCAAGCTCCACTTATAACGACTATAATAATTTGGATGTTATTGAAAAAAAAGATGTATTTAAAATAGTTGCTTTTCTTGAAACTATAGTAAACTTTAATAGCAACATATTTAGTAAACAATTTAATTATGTAAGGCGTTTAAAATATAATCAAGAACCAAATTATGAATATGTAAATACATTGTTATGTAATTTAATTAAATAGTTAAATGTATTTATCTTGGATATTATAAGTAAAGATTCTTTTGTAAAGTTATTATTTAATAAATTAGTATAAAAGTTGAGAGAATTATATATACTTATATTTAACATAATAGTTTTTCTGTATAGTAAAGATACTAGTATATTTTTGATATTGGTAAAATAAAACTTATAATAATTTAGCCATTGTGGTGATAAAAAATAATAATATTTATTAAGTAATGTTAGCATACTTGTTAACTCTTGTAATGTAATTTCATTATCTTCAATAGTTATTAAACTTCTTATTTTGTGTGTTTTCTTAATAATATAAGCATTTATATTATGTTCGTGTTGTTTATTATTGTTGTTACTATTTATGTTTAACACATAAAGTTGTAAATCCCGTGGCAATCTATTATATATTGTTTTAAGATAACTTCTGCGCCTATAACCCCTATATATTTTTTGGATTTTAATAATAAGGTTATTAAAATTTAGTTTTGAATGATTTATACAATAATTTTGCTGATTAAACTGAAATAGTGGAGATTTAGATTTTTTACATATAATGCACAACATTTATTGTAAAAAAATTATTTTATTATATAGTAATAAAATAATTTAAAGGTTTATATATTATTAATATATATAATGTCTTCGGTCGATACTACCACAAATCAATTTGTTGGAAAGGTAAAATGGTTTAATAACAAGTCTGGTTATGGGTTTATTACATTTATAAACTCCAAAGAAAAGGATAAGGATATTTTTGCACATCACTCGTCTTTAAATGTGAAAGATGAGATATATAAATATTTAGTGCAAGGTGAGTATGTTGAATTTAATATGCAGAAAATGACATCAGGCGAACATGAGTATCAGGCTATTAACATTAAGGGTATTGGTCAAAACGATTTAATGTGTGAAACCCGTAGCAAGAATCATGATAATGCAAGAAGTAGCGAATATGTAACTGTGAGGTCGAAACGAAATCATGTTTCACAAAAGAAAGAGTGAAGAGAAAATAAAAAAAGTATAACAAAGTATATAAAAAAAGAAAAAAAAATAAAAAGAGAAAATAAAGCGTAATATAAAGAGAGAGTGATGTTAAAGAAGGGAAGAGTAGTATTAATGTTATTGGGAATATTGGGAATGTT